CTGATGGCACAAGTGATTATGTAAACGATTTGATTCGTAAATTTAATTATTTAGGTTTAGAGAATCATATTAAACATGCATGGAGTGATGAACCATTGGGATATGCAAAGGCTACCAACGCAGGTATTAAACTTGCTACCACTAACCATATTGTGTTATTGAACAATGATGTGGTTTTTGTTGAGCAACCAAAAAATCGATGGCTTGAGTTATTTCAAGCACAATTTGATCAAGATCCTAAGTGCGGTATTAGTTGTGTTGTGAAAGGTCCTAGTGATCCTGCAGGACATGATTTTGCTATATTCTTTATCGTTATGATTCATAGAAAAGTCTTTGATAAGATTGGCTTAATCACCGAAGAATACGGTGTCGGCGGTCACGAAGACACGGAGTTTAGCATTGAAACTGAAAGGGCAGGCTTTACTATTCGTGAAGCAGTTGTGAAGCATTGGAGACCTGAAATCGGTATGCATGTAGGTGACTTTCCAGTTTATCACAAGGGAGAAGCAACAGTGCATGATGCTACCCTAGTTCCTGATTGGAATAATATTTTCTTTCAAAATTCATTGAAGATTGCTAAGAAATATAACCCAAGTTGGTATGAAGCAAAAATGAAAGAATTAGGTATTGTAGAAAAACCAACCACACCCCAAGAAGAATTTAGATGGATGAAAGATACTCCTGAATTCGTTAGTATGTATGATGAAGTGATAGGTACGAATGGATACAGACTATTACCTGAGCATATTCAAGGAAGATCGGTAATAGATATAGGTGCCAACATAGGATGCTTCTCAGTGTTAGCATGTTCTATGGGTGCTAAAAAAGTTTTAGCAGTTGAGCCTATATCTAAAACTTTTGATACTTTTCGAACTATTATAAATCGTTCTGGATATAAAAACATTAAACCTATTAAATTTGCAGTAACTTCTGTTGCAGAAGAATATGTAAAAATTCCAATTCAACCTGATCCTGGTCATACTAGTTTGTTCAAAGAAGGTGAAAACTTTGAAATTATCGAAACTATAACTTTGCGTGATTTAATTTCTAAGATTGATGACACTGGCATATTTCTTAAAATAGATTGTGAAGGTGGTGAATATGATATACTAATGAATGCTGATCCAGAAGACATGAAAAAAATCGATGTAGTCGTACTAGAAATACATGCCGACTTGCATCCAACTTATAAGGGTTTTGAAATTCTGCATAAGAAATTTGAAGAATTTGGATACACCAAATATCATGAAGATCAAATATTCTATATCACGTATGATGCCCATGGTAATGCTGTGAATTATCAACCCATTCCTTTTAAACAAGAATCATGGTCTAGAATACCAATGCGTCGGTGGAACACATGAGTAACAAAAACATTTTATGTTCTATCTCAACAAGAGGTAGATATGATACAACTTTGCCATTAGCAATAGCATCTGCTATGAATCAAACATTATTGCCAGATAAATTAATTATTTTTGATGATAATGAAAATCCTAGAGATGTAAGAGAAACACAGCATTATATGTATTTGCTAGACATGCTTATGGCAAAAGGTATTGAATGGGAATGGCGTTGGTCTCTTAAAAAAGGCCAACACTATAACCATGACATGGCAAACAATATGGGCTATAAGTGGGTATGGAGACTAGATGACGACACCATTGCAGAGCCAAATGTATTAGAAACATTATACTCTCACACAAACGATGAAGTAGGTGCAGTAGGTGGTGCAGTTCTAACACCCCCGATGGGAGGCTCAATACACGCCACAGGTAAAATTCAAGACATATACAATGAAGGAAATTTACAGTGGTATTATATTCAAGAGAAAAAAGAAGTAGATCATCTACATTGTAGTTTTTTGTATAGAGCCGGTATTGCTGATTATTGTTTGTCATTAAGCAGAGTAGCACATAGAGAAGAAACACTGTTTACTTACGAATTAATTTTAAAAGGGTATAAAAATTATGTCGTACCCAACGCTATTACGTGGCATTTAAAAAATAAAGAAGGTGGTATCAGAGACGGTGTACATGAAATGTACGCACATGATGAACAAATTTTTGCCAATCGATTAAACATGGCAGATAAAACAATTGTTGTTTTAGATTGTGGTATGGGGGATCATATAGTCTTTAAAAAAGTATTGCCTGAAATTAAAAACCCGGTAATTTTTAGTTGTTATCCTGAAATTGTTCCTGGCAAGAGTATTGCTGAAGCCAAAGCTCTCTTAGGTGATATACAACCTTATAATGTATATGCTAAAATGGATGCATGGAATTGGACTGAAAGTCTAGAAAAAGCATATAGAAAGATGTATTTAGGGAGGTCTACATGATCATTATAGCACCCTGGGCCCGTGGAATGCGAAATGGCATGCAACACCCCAAAAATTATCCATGGTGGGAAGAAGTAGTTAATAGAATAGACGAAGAAATTATTCAAGTAGGATCAGCAGGTGAACAAAAAATAGCACCTACGTTTTATCAAAATATGCCTCTTTATGAATTAGCAGAACTTGTAAAAACTTGCAAAACATGGATATCAGTGGACAGTTTTTTTCAACACTTTTGCTGGGATTTGAACAAACAGGGAATTGTTTTATTTGGGCAATCAGATCCGAATATATTCGGTCACCCCGAAAATATCAATTTGCTTAAAGATAGAAGTTATCTGAGAGAGAAACAATTTTGGTTATGGGAACAATGCGATTTTAGGGAAGACTCTTTTGTTCAGCCTGATATTGTTATAGAAGCACTAAAAATGTTTAACGTTAAAGTTAAATAATGACAAACATATTTCAGAATTCATATGATGCTAGATTAAAAAATTGGTATCAACTACGACAGTCATTAGAACACGCTGATTTACAAACTAAATGCATTGAGATTGACCAATGGTGGCAAAAAGCGCCATTGGTCAACCATTATTTGCATTTTGACTACATGCATGAATGGCCCAATCCATGGGAATTAATATACGAGAACAATTTTTGTAACATTGCGCGTGGTTTGGGTATGGCATACACACTACTTTTGTTGGGCGTAGAAGATATTGCTTTTGCTGAGGCAACCGATTATAATAGTGAAGATATAGTATTACTTTTAGTAGACAACGCAAAATATCTGATGAATTACTGGCCGAACACGGTAGTAAATAACTGTCTACGTGATTTTAAAATTAATAAAAAAATAGATATTGCCCCCATAAAAAGAAAAATAGGTTAAAAATGAAGGTACATGTTGTTAAACGGTCAGGTGAAAAAGAGTTGCTAACAATAGAAAAATGGCAAGCACAAGTGGCAAAAATCTGTAGAGGTATTGCGGATGTTAGTCAAAGTATGATAGAAATCAAAGCACAGCCACATTTCTATGACGGTATCAGCACAAAAGAAATCGATGAAATAACTCTTAGAGCCATTGTAGACTTGATTGATGTTGAAAGCAATCCAGACGTAGGGCATACCAACTATCAATATGTAGCGGGTAAGCAACGTCTTAGTATGCTACGAAAAGATGTGTATGGTGATTACACTCCTCCCAGATTATATAATATTGTAAAGCGTAACATAGAAACTGGGCTTTATAGCAAAGACCTGTTGACTTGGTACACTGAAGAAGAATGGGATAAAATGGATAGTTTCATCGACCATTCTAAAGATGAACAATATAGTTATGCTGCCATTGAGCAACTAATTGAAAAATATCTTGTGCGTAACCGCAGCACCAAACAAATCTACGAGTCACCTCAAATTCGTTATATGGTTGCAGCCGCGACGGTCTTTCACAAAGAGGAACCATTGTCTGCTAGAATGCGTTATATAAAGGAATATTACAATGCTGCTAGTGATGGATTGTTTACTCTCGCTACTCCTGTGCTTGCAGGGCTTGGTACTCCTACAAAGCAATTTTCATCCTGTGTTCTCATTCGTAGTGATGATGATCTCGACAGTATCTTTGCTTCGGGCGAGATGATGGCCAAGTATGCTAGCAAACGTGCTGGCATTGGTTTAGAAATTGGACGACTTAGACCACTTGGTAGTCCTATTCGCGGGGGCGAAATTATGCACACTGGTATGATCCCGTTCTTGAAAAAGTGGTTCGGTGATCTACGTAGTTGCTCACAAGGAGGCATAAGAAATGCTAGTGCTACTGTATTTTATCCTATTTGGCATCATCAGTTTGACGATCTTATCGTCCTTAAGAACAATCAGGGAACCGAAGAAACCCGAGTCCGTCATATGGATTATGGGGTTGTGCTTAGTAGTTTCTTCTGGAGACGATTCAGAAACAAAGAAAACATAACGTTCTTTGACCCTAATGAAGTTCCTGAACTATACGAAGCCTTCTATCAAAACACTCGTCTATTTGAAGAACTATACACTAGATATGAAAAGCGCAAAGATTTGCGTAAGAAAACCATGTCCGCTGAAGAAGTTTTCAAAAGTGGCATACTAAAAGAGCGTACAGACACAGGTAGAATTTATCTAGTGTTTATTGACAACGTAATGAACCAAGGACCATTTGATCCTGAGTATCATACCATTTATCAGAGTAATCTTTGCTGTGAAATCCTATTACCCACTCGTCCTTTCAAGCGTCTTGACGATGATGCTGGGCGTATCGCTCTTTGTACTTTGGGCAGCATCAACTGGGGTGCTTTCCGCAATCCCGAAGATATGCGTAGAGCTTGCCGCATTCTACAGCGCAGTCTATGTAACATACTTGATTACCAGGACTTCTTAAGTATTCAAAGTAAACTTAGCAATGATGAAATTCAACCACTAGGTATTGGTGTTACTAATCTTGCATATTGGCATGCTAAACGTAGTCTCAGGTATGGTGAAAAAGATGCATTGCAAGAAGTCAAATCTTGGATGGAACATCAAGCATTCTATTTAACTGAAGCAACAGTAGAACTTGCCAAAGAGCGTGGTAAGTGCAAAGATAGTGACAAGACAAGATATGGTAAAGGTATTTTCCCGTGGGAACTACGTGCTAAAGGTGTCAATGAATTAGCAAACTTTACCCCTGAATTAGATTGGGAATCATTACGCACAAACATGATACAGTATGGTGTTCGTAATGCTACATTGATGGCTATAGCACCAGTTGAAAGTAGTTCTGTTGTTATTAATTCTACAAACGGTATTGAATTACCAATGTCTCTTATCTCTGTTAAAGAAAGCAAGGCAGGATCTTTCACACAGGTTGTCCCTGAATATCATAAACTTAAAAACAAATACCAATTAATGTGGGAACAAAAAGATTGTGATGGTTACTTAAAAACAGCAGCAGTTCTTGCAGCATATGTTGATCAGAGTATATCTACAAACACATTTTATAATCCGGCACACTTCTCGGATCGTAAAGTTCCTACTACACTGATTGCAAAGAATTTGATGCAATCACATATGTGGGGATTAAAGACTTTTTATTATAGCCTAATTAATAAGGCAGGTAGCAAGGTAGTTGAAGAAGTTCAACAACCATTAGAAGAAATTAATTTTGATGACGCCGACTGCGAAAGTTGCAAATTATGAGTAAAGCACAATACAATCTAAACACAAAGACAGACTATCTTACAAGAAAAATGTTTCTGGATCCATTGGGTCCGGTCACTGTTCAACGATTTGAAGAGGTAAAATATCAAAAACTACAAAAAATAGAACAGACTGCTAGAGGTTTCTTTTGGGTCCCTGAAGAAATCAGCCTTACAAAAGATGCTAATGATTTTAAAGACGCAAGTGATGCAATCAAGCATATCTTTACAAGTAATTTATTGCGCCAAACAGCATTAGACAGTTTGCAAGGACGTGGGCCAAGTCAAATTTTTACCCCTGTTGTCAGTTTGCCTGAACTTGAGGCATTGATGTACAACTGGAGTTTCTTTGAAACTAATATACATAGCCGCAGTTATAGCCATATTATCCGCAACATCTATAATGTACCTAAGGAAGTGTTCAACACTATTCACGATACAAAAGAGATTGTTGATATGGCAAGTAGTGTTGGTAAATACTATGATGACTTGCATAGGTTGAATTGCTTAAAAGAAACTGCCGATCCTACAAAAGAAACAGTATTAGAACCTGCACACATTAAAGCGATTTGGTTAGCGTTGAATGCTAGTTATGCACTAGAGGCTTTCCGTTTTATGGTAAGTTTTGCTACAAGTCTTGCTATGGTTGAGAACAAGATTTTTATTGGTAATGGCAACGTTATCAGTCTAATTCTTCAAGATGAACTATTGCATAAAGAATGGACTGCATGGATGATCAACCAAGTAGTAAAGGAAGATCCTAGGTTTCTGAAGGCTAAACAAGAATGCGAGCAAGAAGTTTATCAGATATACATGGACGTTATACGCGAAGAAAAAGAATGGGCAGACTATTTATTTAAGAAGGGCCCTGTTATTGGGTTGAACGCCAGCATTCTAAAAGAATTTGTTGATTATACGGCGTTCAATGCTTTAAAGGATATAGGTATTAAATATCAAATAGCGGCGCCAAAGTCTACCCCTATACCATGGTTTAACAAACATCAAGATACACATAAAAAGCAAACTGCACTACAAGAAAACGAATCAACAAATTATGTAATAGGTGCTATGAGCGAGTTTATAAACTATGATGAATTGCCTAACATCTGAGATAATATAATGAAAATAGGAATACATTATACACATTACAATGATTGTGCATACATTTTATATGCATTACAAAATTTTGATCTAAGAATTACTAGATATTTTTTTGAACTAACGTCTGATACTGATGTTTATAGATTCACCTCAAACTACGATCATTTAATAGATTGTGATAAAAAAATTAAATTTTTTCATACATGGGAAGATAAAAACAGAGATGCTGATAAGTATGACAAATTAGTTCATTCTATGCCTGGTGAATCTTATCAGCATCATATACCTGACAATGATGTTCTAGATTTTTTAAATCAAGGTAATATATGCTTAGCCGGCGGCTCTATGCCAATAATGCATGAAAATTTTTTTTATGAACCATATTATGGACTGATATATTTTTATTACTTTTTTGGATACGACCATTTAAATTATTATAAATTTGATAATAAAGTTAATTTATGTGGAATATATCATAGAACAGAACACGTAAATAAAAGACTCATACCAATGAGAAACTACATATACGATAGTACTAAAGATATTTTACAAGACGATTTAAAAATTTACGAATCTAAATCTTATAAAATTAAACCTTTAATAGAATCTTATACTCATTTTAGAAATTGGGGCAATAATCATATCTCTGGATATACAGATTATACAACGAGCGTATGTAATATTATTTATGAAACATGCGACACCTGGGATCTGACCGGAGGGTCAACAAACGGCAGAACGCACGTATCGGAAAAAACATTAAAAAGTATAATATTTTGTGAAGAGGATATATTTTTTATATGGTATGGAACAAATGAATTATATAAATATTTAACTGATTTGGGATTTTGGTTTTTGAATTCTGAGTTTTATAATGATACACTAGAATCATCTATAGTGGATTATACATATCCCATGTCGGCCCAGCACCTTAAATTGGAGATAACCCCTATAGAAAAATCAGTCATTGATGCATCAGAATACCTTAAACAATTAAAAGTAAAATTGGGTTCTAATGCTAATGTATATAGAGAACTATTAAAAATACATGGATCAAAATTAACAAGAAACGTTGAAATATTTAATGAATTGTTGCGCGAGTGTAGGCATTCCGCTACTATTATTAACTTATTAAAAAAATAAAAAGGAGATAAAAAAATGAAAGCAATTATTTGGAGTAAGTATTACTGCACATTTTGTGATCAAGCAAAAGCATTGTTGCAACAAAAGGGTATACCATATGAAGAAAAAAAGATCGGAGACGGGTACTCTAGAGAAGAACTATTAGAGGCAGTTCCTACTGCAAGATCAGTACCGCAAATATTTTTAAATGATGAATATATCGGCGGGTTCCAAGAATTAAAAGCCAAATTAGCGGCATAAGGAAAATAATGAAAATCAAAGAAAATGAAGTGTATACGTTCAAATTAAACAGCGGAGAAGAATTAATTGCCAAAGTAGTAACTGAACATGCCGATCATCTGATAATTTCAGAACCAGTTTCAGTAGCACCTGGACCACAAGGTATGGGTTTAGTACCTAGTATGTTTACCGCAAATCCGAAGGAACAAACAATACTAAATACTAATAGCGTTGCTATTTATGGACTAACTGATGAAAATGTTAAGGCTAAGTATATAGAAGCAACCACAGGTATCACGGTACCTAGTAAAAAACTTATTTTAGGATAAAAATGCCACAACTAAGCCGAAAGGGAGATGCTAATACAACCGGAGGAAAAATTATTCGGGGTGCCGGAACAGTTTTTGCTAATGGTATTGCTGTAGGGTTGCATACTAGTGTGATCACCCCACACTCTCCGTTCGGCAAACCACACCCGCCGCATCGCGCAGCAAAAACAACAGATGGAAGTCCTACTGTATTCTGCGAGGGCGACCCTGTATTACGAGTAGGGTCAGGTAACACATGTGGACATAAAATAGTTGAAGGTAGCCCGAACGTATATTGTCCATGAGTCAAACAGGTAAACAAAGCCCATTAGGTGTAAACGTAAATAGTTCTACACTACGTAATATAGGATTCTATATTAATCCAGTCGCGGCTGGTTATATGGGAGCAAGTAAAACTAATGCTGACTACACGTTTGGATCTGTTGTAAGTCGTACTTGCTTAAGATTGTTAACTTGGGCAATACATGACGCATACTCTAGAAATTTAGTTTATAAAACTCCTGCAGGAACTAGTGTTTATGATAATTTAGTAAGTATAGGCCAAGGAGTAATAGAAGCATTAGGAAACGCAAAACCTCCCACGTACAAAGCAGTTGATCCATCCGATCGGTGGACAGTATACGGAACTCCTGCGACCACTGGTTATGGGATCAATAGTACAGGTGAGCCCAATGGCACACCTACATCAAATGGTCAAGGGCAATCGGCATCATGGATACCTTACTTAACTACTAATCCAAATTATTCAGTAACACAATGGGGGTTCGTGCGTTGTTATGCATTACAAGCATGGAATGAATTTAACTGGAATGGTGGATATTTAGGGACAGCAAGTGCGTCAGCCTACCCAGTTCAATATAAAGAATTTTCTTCGTCGTTTGTAGCAGCGCAAGGTTTTATTGATTATATTAATGTGACCATTAATGCCATGTATCAAGGACAAACTTTCCTTAAAGGTACATATAGTAATATTAATGACCTCTCAAGTGCCGATATTACTGGTGTCAGTTTAGCAACAAGAATTTTTGGTCAAGATTGTATTACTGCGGGAAAAGTTATTGATTTAACTAAATTATTGAAATTTGGTTTACCATCAGTATTGTTGCAAACAATTAAGAAAAACAACACATTAACACCGGCATTAACACTAGCATTATTGGCTTCTGGTTTATCGAATGAAGAAATAGATAGTATCTCGGCGTATACTGGTACAGCCACAAAGAAGCAAGAACAACAAATATACGGTGCGTTTTTAATTATAGTAGGCACCGATTTACAAGATATATTAACACCTCTTAATTGTAAAACACAAGGCATTAACACACTTGCTGATCTATTAAATATTAAAAAATTATTTCCCAACAGTTACAAATCATTGACTGTTCCTATATATAATGCTAATCCTGGACCTACGAATAGTAAAACATACTATCCTATTTTTGAAGGAAATAATACTAGTCCTAGATTGACTACCCCGGCAGTTGTCGCACAAGTTGGTACTATAATACCACCTGGTCCTCCACCGGTAGTAGAGCCGCCGGCTCCCCCATTGGTCATAGAACAACCTTACGTAGTACCTGTAGTCAGTCCCGTTGGCGCAGGAGGTGTGGGAAGTCCAGAAGTCGTAGCGTCAACATCTCCTGCCCCAGTAGCAATACCTGTAACTCGTGGCGGAGGAGGAGGCTGTGTTGTCTTAGAAAGTTATATACCTATAGCAGAAGAAGCATTGTATAATGGCAATATAATTAAACAGGCATACCAACTATGTAATGGACACCAAATTAACTTAGCAGATGAGACAACGTTAGTATCACGTGTTGGTTCTGTAAAAACTGCAATCAATGAATATCAACCATGTATCAGAATAAGTACTAAGGACGGCATCAGTTTAGTATGTAGTACAACTGCACCCATACCTACTAAGAACAATGGAATTATCAAAGCACCGGACGCGTTACAAGAAGAAGTTGCTGTGTTGCACAATGGTAAGACGTATTGGAGTGAAGTAGTAAAAATAGAAGATGTTGGAATGAAATTTGTACGTGCAATTGATACAGGAAACAATAGTTTCTGGGCAGGCGAAATAGAAGGATCATATATACTACACCACAATGTGTTTATTAGAGAGAGTAATAATGAAATTAACAAAAATTAAATATTATTATGGCTGATGAATTAAATTTTCAAGTTGCTGCTGAGGGTTTTGGATCATATCTTGACGGTATTCTTCCTGCCGATATTGCTACTTCTGCCGGTGCCTTTTCAGCGACTATGCAACAAATTCGAAATATACTATCTGTTGATTTTGAAAAGTTTTCTCAAGTAGTATACTCTACTGAGGTTGTAAACACGGGTTTAAATCTAGTTAATGGCACTGATATCCCGACTAACCTTTCTGAGGCAGTTCAAGGACATACTATTACATCTTTAGGTAGCGGACCATATGGTACTTATACTGCTAGTGATTTTTTTGGATGTATGAGTGGTTTACCTTATATGTGGGCAGACATTCAAGGTGGCATAAACACTGTAGAAACTACAAAATTATACAACATATATCATGAATTGTTTCTTGCTGTAACGTGGGAAAGAGCAGAAGTAGATATAACGCAATCGATATACAACGTAGAACAGCAACCTTATATACCTCCGACATATGATACGGATCCGTTAAGTCCCACATACGGGAATATGACAGATCCGGGTCAACCTAGAATAGATTGGTGGTATTATACTGTTGATTCGTCACTTACACAAAATGGCGGAGGATACGGCAGAGGAACTGCACCGGCACCTACAGTTGTTTTTAGTCCTAATAATTGTGGAGCATCTGCAACATGCACTATCGGTACAAATGATGCTTCAGCAGCGTCTGTAGGTGGAGGGACGTTCGGGCGCGTAACTTCTTATAATTTTAATGCTGGATCAGCATACAAGTACGCTACTACGTCTGTAAACTCTTCCAGCGCTCCTCCTGCTCCCGCTGCCACTACAGAATACGTGACGATACAATCAGCACCCACAGCCACATTGGCTGTACTGACAAACGGAAAGATAACAACTAGTGGTACCAACACTAGCGGTACAAGAAAAGGAACAGACGGGACTACAACTGTTCTAGAGGCTGGTTGGCCATCGATGAACTCAGTCGTTCAGGCCTACATTACACAGGCTAACACTGAAATTGCTGTAATACGAACAACCAAACCATATTTGTCTAATATTTTGAACACTGTATATAATGCAGCAGGTACGCAGTTAAAAATAGAACAAAGGGCAAGATTTACTGGTATCCCGCCGGTACCAGTACCACGTGACGATTTCATAAACATATACCCTACTGCGCTATCAGTTTTTGTTGACTCAGTTCCTTATCTCGCACAAGACACAAGACCTCACATGTATGCACAAACATTAGAAGCAATCTCAAATGTTAATACCGTTGGCGGGCAAAGTCTTATTGCAATGATGCGTGAAGAAAGAAATGCT